ACATTAGGGTAGCACGTGATATTGTTACCTACGAAACAGTAGAACTTACTGATGAACAAGTAATGCAGTTTAAGAAATGGTTGATTGATAGTCAGGGTTATGATGAAAAGGAAGTAGAAGACCCTGCAGAAATTGGTGCATCCTATCTGTACGATTGGTTGGGTGAAGAAGATATTGAAACAACAGTAGTAAAAACCTATTCACAAACCGATGTAAATTATAAATAATATGAAAGAAACAACACACCGTCCTATTGAGGACATTTGGAATGAATTATCAAACCACCCTGATTTTATTGCTGGTGCTTATTATGATAAGGGAACTATTTTAGATTATGTTGCTGACGAATTACAAGACGGTTCTTATGATGATGATGATAAATTATATGAGGACGCGGAATGGGTAATTGAAAATAATGCAAGACGAATAGAAAAAAATATTAATAGCAGTTGGGAGTGTGGTATGCAAGGTTGTATTTTTTCTGACGATTGTGATTTACCAACTGAACAAAAAAATAATTAATATGCCTAACTTAAAATTTAACAAGGAAGAATTGAACGCAATCGTAGGAGTAATAGAATTTTTTGAAAGGGTGTGTGCTAACGCAGCAACTGAACCTGCAGACCTTGCACCACAAAAAGAATATTTATTCAAACAATTATATAACGTATTAGATAAAATAGAAAAAGCAATATGAAACTAAAAACTTACAAATTAGAACGTGACAACAAAAAGCTAATCATCCAACAGATTGAATGGTTAAAGAACGAAACAGGTGACGATTTTGACTGCGACTATATCAAGTCACTAATGCCGCTAAACAAGAAGGAATTGATTGAAGTGTGGACTGCACTGGTGGTGCGTTTAAAATACCCACCATTAGATTGGTTGCAGATTTATTTTTAAAAAATCTTTATAAATATTTGGAAGTTCGGTCTTAATTTCCTATATTTATATTACGAAGGGTGGTGATTTACTCATATTGATAGTGCCATTTCATATTGTTAGTTATACAACAGCCACCCTTCTTTTATAACGTTTCTTTTTTATACGGTTGGATATACCCTGCAGCTTTATAAGGTTCACTGCAGGGTTTTTTTAAAATCTGTTTTAATGTTGAATATAACCCTGTAGCTTTTCACTGACGCTATGGGGTTTTTTTTTGTCATTTATTTTTGCTATAATAATGGTATGGAAAAATGGAAAAGAATTAAGGGTTACGATTATGAAGTTAGCACTGCTGGTCGTGTACGGAATTTGTCTGGCAAAATCCTGAAGCTAAAAACTGATAATGGGTACAAACGTATTGGTCTGCACAAGGACAAGAAGCAGGTGTTTTTTAGGGTCCACAGGTTGGTTGCAGCAGCGTTTATCCCTAAGATAAGGGGTAAGGAACAAGTCCACCACATCAACCATATTAGGCACGACAACAGGGTGGAAAATCTGCAGTGGGTGACAGGTGAGGAAAATATGTATTATAGGAGTGCCAATACCCTATCCTACCGTTTCCTGTTGAGGTTCTATAAAAAACATAATGTGGATAACTTTTAAAAAATATATTTGGTGGGTAAATAATGCTGCCGTACCTTTACACTCTAAACAAATAAAATATGGCATACACATTATCAATCGCACCTTACTTTATCGCAGCAGCGTTAGTAATTTATAAGTTCAACAGATTAACAAAACTTAAATAAAAAAACGGGGGACAGCGTACTGAACATAAAAAGTTATGGCTAAACAATCAAAAAGACAACAGCGTCTACAAGCACAAAAGCAATCAGTATTAATGGTAGGACCTAATGGTACTGAAGTTATTGACGATTATGAACAATTTGTTAATGACCGCGATGAATTGATGTGGAAGCAGTACAACAATTGGTTTAAGAATTTTAAATCTTATTTCCAATTATCTACGATGTATGAGGTAGTCCACCAACATACATTTAAGATGGAAAAAGAAGAATTTACTATTCAGTTCTTTAATGACCCTGCAATTATAGAACAAGTAAATAACAGCTACAAAAGCACTAAGGAAATATTAGGTGTGCTACAAATTATGTGCGAAAGCAAATACGAAAGCTGTATTGTAATGGTTGAAAAGAGTGACACTTGTGATAAGGATTTTAGTGGTCGCAAATATGACCTTACCGATTTTTCAAAAGTTGTTACAAGTTTGAATATTAACCATCACCGCGAAGGTTACATTAATACTCTACCGTGGGTGTTCGTGCAGAACTTGAAGGTGGATTATATGGAAAATATTGAACAACAAGAAGCAGCTAACGTATATAGCGTATTAGATTAGGTTTTTCATAACTTCCTGTTCTACTAACCCTGTCCATTCGTGGATGGGGTTTTTTATTTGCACCAGCACAATATTGTCTGGCAAGATTTTGCCAAACAACATTTTTGCCAGACAATATCTGACGTGAAATTATTTTTCCTTGATAGGCACACAATTCGGTACCATACGACCATCTACTTCTTTAAGACCAATTGGTTCGTAACCTTCCCAACAAGCACCTTCTAAATCATCACCTTCAGCAAAAGATTTTTTCATTCCTGCTTTAATAGCACCGCACACTTTCTTAGCTGTTTCTTCATCACCATATCGTGCCATTTGGTCTGCCATACATTCATCCCACGGGTAGTCCTTCATTTCTTCTTTTGGTGCTTCACCAAACTTCAATTTTACAATCTGTTCTAATTTCATTTTAATTAATTTTAATATCCACAATCCATACAAGGAGGGTTATAGTGTGCCTGGTCTGAATATACATCCAAATTACGCATCGTTTGTGCTAAACTGTAACCATATCTTGATGTGTGGTTTAAGTATATTGGTGAGTTGTATTTTTCGCTGCGATTTGCAATCATACCGTCCCTCGTAGTTTGAGTATTATATTGAGGGAATTTGTTTTGTCCTTTACCAGTAATTAGATAATCCTGCAAACGCATCATATAAAAGTCCGCACGTTGCTTTTGAATTGTACGAAGATATTTCATCGTTTCAATATCCACGCCATTACGTCCACCTTCTAATGCACCAGGTTCTACTATACCCACGTTCATCGTTCTTAAATGCAGGTGCGGTATCATTTCGTAATATGCGACCTGTATAAGATAATTTGCGATGTAGTCATTTACTAAAATTAATTCATCAGCATTAAAAGTATTTCCTGTTGCACTTACTTGATTTAGTAAGTGGTCATAAAATAAAGTTCCTAATAATGGCTGCAAATGTAAATCACTTGCTATTCCAATTTCAGCACGAATTGCTGATATGTCCACATTACGATTAGTATTTGTGAACGCTTTTAATTTATTTTCACTTACGAGTAATACGTTAGCCATATTATATTTTTGTTGGGGTTTCAGGATTATCTACTACTAATGGTGCTTCATTCACATCACCAGTTTCGTATATGGAAAGAGGTTTAATTTCAAATGTTGTTGGTTGTTGGAACTTGATAGAACACAATTTATCAAACACACTTAACAATTGTTTTTGGTATGGCATAATAACTGTCTTTCTTACAAACTCAATATGTGTTACAATTTCATCTTTACTACCCAACTTGTTAGCAGTGCTAATACCAAATAATTCACCACTTGAAATACGATGTGCAGACAAAATAGAACGCACAATATCATCATAAATTGTTTGATAGTATTGGTCGTTTCCACTTGTAGCTATTTGTGTAATTTCAGGTGATAGTTCCTTACTTTCGTTAAAGGATATAATTGGTCTACCTGCGTTATTAACTGATGTGAATTGACTTTCTAATGCACGTGTAACTAAACGCTGTTCTTCGTCACCAGGGATGCCGTTATTCATATTAATCCATAAAGAAGGTAACATACCATTCTTTAAATTGTTAGCGTGAAATTCTTTTATATTCACATCAATTTCAATTGATGCAAGACCGCCACTGTAGTCAGGGTGCGGATAGTACGATTGTGATGGTGAATATTGTTTGTAGTAATAGATTTGATTAGGGTCATTTTTTTCTTGGTCAAAACAAGCGTACTCTTTTGGTGGGAACTTTTTAGTGTTACTCCAATCAGGTGAGTAGTAATATTTTTCTACCTTATCTGTTTCAGGGTCAATCTTACCACTTCTAATTCTACTAAAATCTATATGGTATATTTCAGCAATTGATTTTCTATCACGTGACCAAATTACGTTTAACGCAAATCCACCAAACAAGATTAAATCTAATGTAGCTTTTTCAAACACGTCCATTACTCTTTCTGATGGGTTAATTAAATTAACTGTAGCCATCGGGTTGTTCATACTTACAATACCATCACCACACACTTGTTCTTTCTTAGATATTACGATAGCTTTATGGATAGCACAATTGTTATATCTTGATATTAAAAATTGAGGCATCAAATTTCCTTCACCATAAAGGACATAATCTAATCTGTTTAGTACTTCACTAAAAATTGGAAGTAATGGTTCTTGCGTAAAATTGGTTTTACCTAATTGGTATTTTATTTTTTCTTCACTCATAATTAATCTTGTATGTAGATATAGTTGTTATTGTCTTCGTCAGGTGATATATACTCAGTATAAGTATTACCTTTTTCAGCAGTACCTAATAATCTTACCATCCCTGTATATACTTTTGTTTCACCATTACCGAATATGTCTAATTGGTATTGTCCCTCGTAGTTCAAATCGTTACCAACTAAGTTTAATGTAATAGTACAATATCTTATGTTAGAAGTAAATTGTGCAGGGTTAGAAGTGCTAATAGTATAGGACTTTTCTTCCTGCGATAGAATGTTTAAAAAAGTAAGTGTATATCCCGAAAAGTCGGTTCTTGAATTATTGTTGATGTTTAACACCAAATAATTTACTTCGTTCTTGTTTATTATTAACATATATAACTAAATATAAAAAAAATCAAATTGGAATGGTATAATAGAAAAAAAGGGACATAAAGTCCCTCTTTTCTTAGATTTAGATATAGAAATTCGGTCAAACGACCTACTAAGTCAATTATCCTACAATAGCTGCACCAGTAAATACTGAAGCTAACGCACCATCAATAACTCTTGATGGTTCAAATTCTTGTGCTGTGAAAATTAATTCAAATCCGTTTCTATCACCTAATGCAAGTCCTGTTGATGCAGAACCACCTGATAGATAAGCAAAATTAACTTGACCCATTAAGTATTGTGTGTCGTTTTGGTCAATCACAATAATTTGTAGAGTGTCGTTTTGACCTAACACTTTTAATTGGTTACGCTTTTCTTGGTCATACTTGAATAAAACTGCAGTCAATACTTGTTCCCAATACACCGTACCATTTTCGTAGTTTTTGGTAGTAGTTTGAACATATGAACTTGTGTTTCTTTTCAATTCAAAACCATATAAAGTTGTACCTGTAGTTGATGTAGCACCAGTAATTTCGCCTGTACCGTTATATGTGTAGCCAGTCACCTCGCCACCACCACCTACTACGTAGATTTTTTTAACGCCACCAATACTATCTGAACAACCTAATGCTGCACCTGCTGAAATAAAGCAACTCATAATATTTTAATTTATATTTTTTTTAATTTATGTTAAAGGGGACTTTCACCCCTTTTGTTTTTTTAATTTAATTAAGATAAACCGTTAGTTGCGAAGTAGTTTGTACCTGCAAATGCCGCGATGTTAGCTGAGTAAGAATAATTCGCACGAATTTTCAATACATCAAAATCACGTGACCAAAACGCATCCATCTTTTCGTGGTCTGACATTAAGTCAAATCCGCAGAACATATATTGTGCTGGTCCGATTGTTACTTTATTAGAACCTGCCAAACCTAATGTAGGTAATACTTTCACGTTAGTTGATGGGTGTATTGCACTCATATTTCCTGTTACGTTAGTTGTACCGATATAGTTTTGGAAGAAGTTTGCTTTCACTAACGCCTGATTGTATAGACGGAAGTTAGAGTAAGACATAAATACTACTAAGTCATCAAACGCTAATGCGTCATCAGATAATGCAGAAATTAATTTGTCTACTTCAGTAATAGGGTTACCATTAGAACCATAAGCTGCGGTTGGTGAAAAAGTTGTACCTGATGCAGAAACTGCTACTGATGTTGCACCTGATTTAATCAATTCGCTGAAGCCGTTAAAGCTATCACCAGAAACTGTTAATGCAGTCCATAATTTTCCTTCAATTCTTTGTTGAATTTGCTTCACTTTTAAATCAATAATTTGTGAAAGGAATGGCACAGTTTCAGGGTCTTGACCTGCAGGTAATAATAATGATTGGTATGTGTCCCATAATTGTTGGAAACATAATTCTTCATTTACGCGTTCGTGTTGTGAACTTAAACTAATTTGTGTGAAAGTTGTTGTGTTACCTGTTGGGTCCCATCCACAAGCACCTTCTTTAAAGTTTAATGATGAGTTTAACAACTGAACTTGTTGCGTACCGCGTACACCTAATTTGATAGTTGTGTTCGCTGGTGTTGTTGCACCGATAAGTGCTTTAGCTACAATTTCTTGTGAAGATTGGTCTGTGAAACCAGTAATACTTGAAACTACATAACTAAATTCGTCTTTTGAATAAATTTTCATTTTAATTCGTTTTTGTTTTTTAATTATTTTTTATTTGCGTTTCTAAAAGCTAATATTGATGACACTTTACTATCATCAGTAACATTAGAAACATTATTAAATTCTGTTTTACCGTCAGCTATTTTTTTAGCTGCAGGTTCTTTTTTGAAAGCGTTAAATTCATTTTCAACTGAGTACATTTTTTGTTCCATTTGGGACATTTTTTCAGCCATCTTTTTCATAAAGTCCTTTAACATTTCCATTAATTCAATTTGGATTGGGTCACCACCGTCTACACCTTCTGGCATTTCATCTTCTGAAGCATCTACTTCAGCGTCACCTTCTTTAATGGCTTCTTTTATAGATGCAATAATACCGTCTTTTGTTTCAACTTCAGTTCCGTCTTCTAACATATGGACACCATCGGGTGCAGGGATGCCGTCTGGCATATCTTCGGTTACTACTTTAACAGCAGCACCTTCAGCCAAACCTTCACCTTCTACCTTAACGATTGTACCATCTTTCAATTTTGCTTCAAGGAAAATTTCTTTAACTGCAGTAATTTCACCGTTAGAAACTTCAAACTCAAAATGGTCCTTAGTACGGTACTTACCGTCTTCTAATGAAACCGCTTCAAATTCCGCATTAATTTTCACTACTGATTTACCAACTTCTAACGCCTCAGCGTTTATAATCGTGTCGTCTTGTAATTTAAAAGATTGAGGTATAGCTTCTTCCGTCATAAAACCAAACTGAACCATTAATTTCTTAATTTCATTTACAGCGTTTTTTGATTTAGACATAATCTATTTTTTTTATTTGTTTATTAATTCTACTACTAAATATATAAATGCGTATATATTCCCACTTTTATTTATATTTTTTTAAAACTTCTACTACTTTCTGCAGGAACATTTCCTCACGACAGAACGCAGCCACTTCTTCAAAATATCCCGAAACGGAGTACCCTGCTAATTCACCTGACTTTACCATTTCCCATACCTTGTCACCTTCAGGTGTTTTTGCTACCTTCATCGCAACAAACCACGTACCTATTGGTAAATCATTATAACCATACTTGTTGGATTTATCTTCCATATCTTCCTTAATCCAACTTTCTACCACATACACATCTTTAACTGCTGTACCATCGTGCATCAAATCGTTATTACGTGTGTATTGGTTCTTCATATATTTTTCTGCTATCATTTTTATTGTGTCAACTGAAAAATAAACTGAATAATTTTCACCATCTTTTGTGCGACGTGGGATGCGTAAATCAGGCACCATCGCAGGTCCGATAATCACACGCTTTTCTTCATCAGCAGCAAATTTCTTTTCTTTCTTTTTCTTTTTAATACCAGGGTCTTCATATCCACCAATTGAACCTACATCATAACCAAAATCATTTAGCTTACTTTCACTCCAACTTAGTGCGGACTTACCACCCCAACTATCGTACATTAACTTACCACATCCATCATCATATGACTTACTTGATTGTAAATCTACTTCGTGTCTTGATAAGTAACTATACATTCTTTTAACGGTGTCTAAACTAATAGGTTCACCATTAGCTAATTGATTAGCACGTATTTTTCCTACCTCAGTTCCACAACTTCCCCATCCATTTTCTTCTACATATTTGAGTACTGCTTTCGCATTATTCTTAACACTATCAGGATAGTCACTTACACTTTCCATTTCTACTTTACTGAATGATGGATGTGCAGGTACAACTGTTGAAGGTTGTTCCATTCCTAATACCCTTGTGTCTAATGGTGCTTGTGGGTCAATTTTACCCTTATTTACGGACGCTTTATTAATTATGGTAGCATCTTTCGTATATTCTATCCTCGCCCAAATATGACGACAATTATAGCCACCACGCCATACTATTGCAGGGTCACCTTCATCGTTCAATTGTGCGTCCATATCTTCCAACCTCCACACATAATTCTTTTGGATTAATTCCCTACAAAAATCCCTTGTTGTTGGAATAATTGCTGGTGCTTGTGCAGCAGGGTTCAATACGTATTTATATCTAACCTTATATTCTGTTTCATCTTCTGCTGATGGTGCATTAGGTTGAGTAGCATTAACTGCAAACCCTTCCTTACCCATCGGTGTTATTTTTGATATAACCCAACCATCATCAAATAAGTCCTGTTCATTTTCTGCAACAGCAGCTAATTTTTCTATATACTTATTATCTTCCCCATCAGGAATGTGAAACTCTTGTTGTTTTACTTTATTAAAGTACATCCAATTTATTTCAATCGCAGGTTCATCAACAAGTGATATACTATCTATACCACTAACTTCGTCATCTTCTTCTATTTTTAGTTCAAATACTTTATCTTTTCTTATCATAATATTAAATATATATATTTTTATAGTGTACTTAAATCCTTAAGACGTGCTTGTTTATTCATTTGTGAAACCATATCTTTTTCTACCACGTATGATTTAACTATTATTGGTGCTTGTTCTTGTGAAGGATTAGATAAGATTGGATTGTCTTGTCTTGTTGTTAATAGGTTGGAATTAAAAGATGCACCACCACCTGCCTGGTTCATCATACTTAACATCGGACCGAATAAATTTACGGCACCACGTGTAAGTATAGCCTCCCCTTTTTCCGCTTCAATTAATGTACCACCTTCTGCGTGTCTTCTTCCACCAATCATTCCACCCTTTTCCATACCTCTTGTAGTTGATGATGATTGTTGACCACCACCGCCACCTTCATTTGATAAACTATTTTCATCAATTGATTTTAATTTACCAATACCTGATGCTACAATTGTTGCAATACCTAACGCTGCACTTATCTTCGCTTTTGTTGCGTATGCTGCCGCTATTGGTATCCCTGCAGGTCCTAATGGTGCAACTGATGCACTGAACGCAATAATACCTCTTGATGTGTCAGTAATAATACGTGCAATAGAAACACCTGCATCCAATATTGCTGCTGCTTTTTGTAATTTAATATTCTTACCTGCAATAGCACCTATTAATCCTGCTAAGTTTTGACCTATTTGAATAGTCATATCTGCACTTGCACGTTTGCTATCTACCTCTAATTTATCTAATTGTATTTGACGTGCAGTATTATTTTCAGCGTTCTGTCTTCTTTTTTGACCTAACGCATCCATTTGCATATCAAATTGTTCCTGAGTAAGTTTTTTATTTTCTAATGATATTCTTAATGCTTCTTCATCCCTTCTAAATTGTTCTTCATTAGCAGTATATTCATCGTTATAGGCTTTTCTAAGGTCAATAAAACGTGCCTCCATCATTTTCTTCAACCCCTTATTACCAAATACACTATCACCATATAGTTCACTAAACTTAGTAGCGTCATCTATACGCTGTTGATTTACTGCTAATTCTACTTCAGCACCTCTTGATATTAATTCATTTTCCCTTAATTGAAAATCTTGTTGTTGTTGGAACCTCTTTAAGAAATATGTTTCCCTAATTTTTAATATATCTTCGTCCGCTTTTATTTCTAAATTTTTTCTAATTTCTTCCCTTTCTTCTATAGATGAACGCATAAAATCTTCATCAAAACTTAATGCGTTTAAATCCTGATTATATTTTTTAACTCTTGCTGTTGTTTCCCTTTCTTCAGCGTCTTTAATTGCATCAATTCTTATTTGGTCTACTTTATCATAATACGCTTCTAATCTTTTAGCATCCGCATCTAAAGCATCATTAAAAATCTTACTATTTTCTTGTTGTGCAACTTTAAGTAAATTACCTTGTAAGCCTTCATTCTTAATTCTTGCCGCTAATTTTTCATCTAATAAATCCCTAAGTTTATCGCTTTGTGTGTCTTCCTTGTCAATTTCTAATTTAATCCTTGCATCAAGTTCACGCATATATTTGTCATAACCATCCTTTTGTATGTTGAGTGAAGCGTTACTTTCAAATAATATTCTTTCTAATCTTAATTCACCAGCCTTTCTACTATTATCAGCAATCGCATCATCAATTTCTTTCTGTCTTTCCTTTTCTTGTTCTTTAGTAATTGTTGAATTACGTAATAATGCAGCTTGTGCTTTTTCAATCGTCTTTAATGCATCCTTGTTTGCTTGTACTCTATCGTCTAAATTCTTTCTTTCTAATGCTGTAAGTTCAACAATACTTGCACCTCTTTTCTTAGCCTCGTTTAAAGCAACTTGACCTTCAACTTTAATTACATCCTCAGTTCCTTTAATACCATTCTGTAACGCTTTAAATGAACCTGCTAATCTTTCATTTTCTTTTGCTGCAGCTTTAGCACCTGTAACCCATTCTGAAACTACCTCAAATAATTTTGTTAAAGCAATAATAATACCACCGATAAGAATGCCACCTAATGCAAGTTTAAATGCGTTCCACGCAACTGTTAAAGCAGTTGTTGCAACAGTAGCTTGTTGTTCTGCAATAACTAAACCTTTTGTTTCTAATGCAGCAATTTTGGTTTTTTTGATATAACCATCTTCAACTACTGTAGCCTGTAATAAATCACCGCTTAATTTTTTTATTACTAATCTTCGTCTTTCAAAACTTTCAAAATTATCTTTTAAAGCTGCTTCATTTTTTAATACAAATGTAGTATTTGCTTTTAACGTGTCATTAGTTTCAGTTAAACTTCTATTAGCTGCATTTGATTGTATTGCTGTACCTTCTAATGTATTGTTATATTCTTTATTTGTTTCTGCAGCTTCTTTTGTTATTTCATTTAATCCTAAAAAGTTATTAAATATATCTTTAAAATCGTCAACTGTTTCATTCAATTGAAACCTAATATCTTTTAAACTAAATGATGAAAAGGTCTTTAATACACTAATTGCACCATTTAATTGTGATGCAATCTGACCAATAGGTCCTGGTATTAATTGTAATGACCCTAATAAGTCCCTTGACTTAGCGTTTGTTTGTGCTAATTGGTCTTGTGCAGCACCTAATGTACTTGCTAATAATTTAAACTCAGCAGTACCTTCCTTCGTTCTTCTAAGTTCTGCGGTTAATATCCTTACTTGTTTCTGTAAGTTGAGTGACTTATCAATAACAACATCTAATGGTTTCCCGTCAATATCGTATTGTATTTTTAGACCTTTACCTAAATCTACTAATTTACCTGTCTTTTCAACCGCCTGGTCTACTTGGGAGGAATTAACTTCAACTTCAATCTGTAGTTTCTTATTAGCCATTTGCTATACTTTCTTTTAATTGGTCTTGAAATGATAAGTTTATAATATGCTTATCACCCATTATTGATTTAATGCTACTAAAATCAATTTTATTTTCTGTTCTAATACTTTTCCTCATTTCAACCACATCCCCAAAATCTGTAATAAGGATGTGGTCTAAGTTAAACTCTATATCTTTTCTATATATATTCATATTCTATTTTTTAGCACTGTACTGATGAAAATGCAGTTATTTGTCCTGTACTATTATTAATATCCCACGTCGCACCATTTATATAAACATAATCATATCCTGTTAATGGATTAGGGAATGTGTCTACATAAACATAACATCCTACTGCAAAATCAAATGGTCCACAATCAGAATAGAATGTTCTATTATTTGCTGCATCATCACAAACACCACTTAATGTATTTCCTCTACCACAACCTGTATATGTTGTTAAAGGTATTGCAGTTGCTGTCGGAGTTGGTGTAGGAGTTGCAGCACCAGGTGTCGCAGTTGGAGTTGCTGTAGGAGTTGCAGTTGGTGCTGCTGAACAAGCAGTACAAGCTGTTTGTGCTGTTCCTGTTTGTGCTGAACCATCCCTTACAAATTCCCTTTCATCCGTTCCATCAGACACCCAAAAAGTGTCATTAACTATCATATCACTATATACGTTACCATATGTTGGTGATGATAAACCTAATACCTTAGTTAGAGTACATAAAGACGTACCTTGAACTGTTACATTTACTGCAGCATATTCACCACCACTACAAGCTGATGGACCATCAATTAAACTCACATAACCACTAAATGTAGTTTCAAATGGAGTTGGAGTAGGCGTACTTGTTGGAGTAGGAGTAGGTGTATTAGTTGGTGGAACTGCTGTCGCAGTTGGAGTAGGCGTAGGCGTAGGCGTGTCAGTTGGTGGAACACCTGTTGCTGTTGGCGTAGGGGTTGGTGTATTTGTTGGCGGTACACCTGTTGGTGTAGGCGTAGGAGTTGCAGTACTTGCAGGAGTATATCCTGTACAAACATATCCTGTATTACAATTACCTTCTAAATAAGTTAATGTTAAATAAGATTGGTCTATACCTGTTGTTCCAATTGGGTCATACTGAACTACACCACTAATAACTTGTATGCACTGCTTGTATGTACCAGGTCCTACTGAAAAAGCACGTGCAGTTAATGTACCAAAACAATCGTTATATTGTAATGTTGCAATTGTTCCACCTTCAGGTCCTGGTATTGTTGTTCCTGTTACTACAATTGGAAAGCAATAGCACTGACCTACAGGTGCAGGGGTTGCAGTTGGCGTAGGAGTACTTGAAGGAGTTGGAGTTGGTGTATTTGTAGCAGTAGGAGTTGGAGTTGGGACCGTACAACAAACACCTGTATTAACTACTGATGATGCACTTGCAAGTGTAGCATTATTATTTACATAATAATATACATTTACAGGAACACCATTTGGACACAGGTCGTTTGGATATGTACCAGCAGTGTCGTATATTTTAAACGCTTCATTACCATTACAATCAAAATATCCCGTATATACTTTATTATTTCTAAAAGGGTCTGTATTACCTGTCGCAGCATTTAAATCTGCTTGACCTATAATTGCGTTATAGAAGTAACAACTACAAACTGGTGTGCTTGTAGGAGTAGGCGTAGCTGTTGGAGTAGCAGTAGGCGTAGGAGTTGGAGTTACAGGAGTACAAACTGTACCTGCATATACTATATTATTATAATCTTCTTCGTTAGGTGAACTTAATGAATTAACTTGTAGACAATCTGAAATTGAATTTGAACCTGTTGTAAAAAACTCAACCGATTGAACAACACCTTCACAATCTATATAGAATAATTCTAATGGAGTGTCTAATACATTAAATGTTACACCTGTTACACAAGAAGGTGGGTTACCATCACAATTTACTACTGCTGATTTAACAATCTTATTTGAATTGTCTGTATTATCCCTCATAACAAAATACCACGTTCCGTCAGGTATGTTTGACCACGTAGCACCTGTTGAAACTGTATAACCTGTTGTAGTTCCTGAAGCTGCTGCTGCTGAAGCGTAATAATATTGATTAAATTGATATGTTCCTGAACCTCCTGTACCGCCACTAATAGTTAAATATCCAATCTGACCAACACACGTATTTGATATACTAAAATCAACTGGTGATTGTGTAGGAGTAGGGGTTGGAGTTGCAGTTGCAGTAGGAGTTGGAGTACTTGATGGAGTAGGCGTAGGAGTTGGTGTAGCTATATTAACTGTCATACTACTACATATTCTGTATAAACAATTCTGTCCTATAAATCTAAACTCAAAACTATATGTACCACCACTAAATGTTGTTAAACCAAATTGTGATGGTACTATTGTAAATGTATTTGTTCCACCCGTAACCACTACCGTATTTGGAGTAGTTGTATTTACACTTTCATAATCAACCAACCTCCACGTGTTCATATATGTTTGGTTTGGAACCTGACAGTGAACTGATAAGTAAGGTACAGTATATAATGGATTAATAAAATTATTTGAAAATGGTTCTGCACCATTCATATTGAAAGTCCTTGTATGACTAAAGGTAATACCTGTTGTTGATATTGTTGTAGCGGTAAGACCACTTATTGTTCCTATAACACAATTATCATTTATGTCGTGTACAATTTCAACATCATACTCCACCAAATTTTGATTTGGATATACGAAGTTCTGATTATTTACTTGTGCTACATATTTTCTACTCATACTATTAAATATAAAATTTTCTTTATTGGGTTATGAAATTAGGTTATTAAAGAAGAACCATTATTTGGATTTAATTTAATTATACCTGTTGCTGGTTGTACGCCTAAAGTTGTCATAGTACCTGTACATAATACTCCACCATCAACAGTTATTTCAATATCAGTTATTGTACCATTAATATTAGGTGTTACAAATGTTGCGTCATATATACCGTTTGAAGTTAATTTTACTAAGTTTGTTACAGCATTTCCACTATAACCTGTAAATCCTCCACCAACTAATATTGAACCGTCGTTCATTTCGTATATATCATTAACGTAACCTTCTGTATATATTCCACCACTAAATTGATTATAAGGGAATGAACTATCAAAACTACCGTCAGCGTTTAATCTAAACATCGCACCAACAACATTATTAAAATATTTGTTTGTCCCTGAAGGGTCACATCCAACTAAAATTTTACCGTTTGATTGAACTTCAACATCATAAACATATAGTGGAAATGTATATCCTGTTGTTGTGTCTAAAATAAATGAAGTGTCAACTGAACCATCAGAATTTAACTTTATTATACCATTACAATCATAACCATTATATTTGTTAAAATTACCTGCAATCAATATCTTATCATTAGGATAAACATATATATCATATACTCTACTTGAATAACTACCAGCGAACTGACTACCACCACTATTAAAAGTTGTGTCTAATGTACCATTACTATTAAGTCTCATTAATCCTGTATATCCACTATATGTTGAACCTACATCATTACCATAAATTATTTTACCATCAGATTGTAGTTCAATTCTTTCTTCATTAAATGAACTACCACCACTGGCTATAAATGTAGGTGTAAATCCAGTGTCAGTAGAACCATCAGAATTTAATCTTTTTAAATTCCAACCACCATTTAAACCAGTAACTAATATCTTACCATCAGTTTGTTCCTTAATATCGTATGTTTGACTATTTCCTGTTATACCTGAAGTAATAAATGTTGTGTCTAACGTACCGTTATTTAATAATCTTGTTACAGTTGCAACTGATGTACCACTATATGATGTATATCTATGACCAATTATTATTTTACCTGAACTTAATATTTCAGCATCCCAAGATATACCAGCACCGCTTGTTGAACCACTAAATCCACCACCAATACTCATAAAAGTTAATGCAGGAGTAGGTGATGGCGTAGGCGTACTTGTAACTGTTGGAGTTGGAGTTGGCGTAGCTGTCGGTGGTACAGGTGTACTTGTTGGTGTAGGAGTTGCAGGTAGTGCAGTACTTGTAGGAGTTGGGGTTGGAGTAGCAGTCGCTTCTGGTTCATCCGTAAATAATACCTCAACCTCAAATTCAAAATTATATACAAAACTACGTGGTGGTGGTGAACCATCAGGTAATATTTTATTTTGGATAAACACAAAACTACCTAACGGTGCAGCAAAAAATGGGGTTGGTCCTGCTGTTTCAATTAATTCCCTTACAATTCCTTTATCACCATTTTCTTCGTCTTGTGTAAAATAAGTTTGATATATATTAATTGTCGCACGTCTTCTACCAAATGATGGTGAAGCAGCTATTACAATTGCATATACGGTAATATCATTTGATTGATTAAACGTATAACGGTATAACTCGTCAATTTCATTAAAAATAGTATATTGTTCACCTGTTGTATTATTAACAAGTAAAACATAACTTGTGTCAGGTAATGAACTATCATAAAAAGGTGTCTTACTTACAGAAACATTAACTGAGTAATTATCTAAATTGTAATATGATGCAGTAGGAGTTGGTTGTGGCGTAGGAGTTGGCGTAGCTGTAGGTACAGTAGGTATTGTTGAACCTGTTGTAATTACACCTAACGCTGCTGCTGCACTTGTAAAACCAGAACAACTTGTAAAGACGTTTAATCTTGCTTGTGTCTGTCCGCTATTAATTAAGAACACATCGTTTGATTGATTGAATGTTGTTGAAACAGGTGCATCTTCTAATTGTGCTAAGAAGAAAAAACGCTGAGGGTCATAATTCCAATCTATCAATCCACCATTATTATATGTATTTTCTGTTATTTCATTTATTGCAAATGGTATATATGGTGAAGTTGGACTATTACCAAATTGAATAGAACTTGTATATCCTGAAGCTGCACCACCTAATGAACCAATAAAATAATCATATAATATACTCCAATAGTATAAACTATCATAAACCGTTTCAGCACTAAAATCTGTCTTAAACTTATAAACATATTCAGGTCTATCACAATAATAATATTGGAAATACCTTTCAGGGAATTGTTTAGGTGTAGAGTTATACTGCACCAATTGTACTTGTGTTAATTCCTTGTTAGTTAGGTTGAAGTTGTTAATACTATTCCACGTGAAATATTGATTGTTGACTTTAATTAAATCATTCACGCGTAAGTTCTTAACATCACTTAATTTTAAATCAAAATAGCCATCTATAAATCTTGTTTCCTTGTTGAATATATTACCCACTCTATTTTCGTAAAATAGATTATACATACCATTATTGGTATATGTGTTGTATGACACAATAGCTTCATTAGGATTAACTGAGGACACTTCTGATTGGAATAAGTTACATATACTATCGTTTGTAATTTTATTATCATCAGGGTTACCCATCGGCATCGTATGACTAATTACAGGTGAAATAATAGACCCTGATGGTGCTGCACCACTTGTATTAGTTACTTTAAAGAAGTTGGTTGTAACACCCGTTAAACCGATTGTAATACCTGTCTGTAAAAATGGGTTAAAGTTTCCTAAGTTAAAGAATAATTTAGGTTTGGTCTTAACACCTTTATAAATCCAATCCACCGTAGTTCCAACTTCTTGTGAACTTTCTACGTAGTTAATTCCTAATGGTATTTTAACTGCACCTGCTGGATAGTCAGGATTATTATTTGGGTTCCACTGCCTAATCATTTCAGGTGAAAAGGTAGTTTCAATTCTTTTTGTTTGTGCTTTAAAATCTGTTGGATTTACCTGCTTCAAATATCCATAAACAAATCCCTTACTATCTTTCCAATCCTTATTACCTTGGTCACCATCTTCTAAGTCAGTTAATATCAATTCACTTTCTACGAAGTTCTGTGCAGGTTGTACTTTAAATCCTTTATCGTATGATAATTTATCGGTCCAATCGTATATATTACCTGTACCAATATAATAGTCATAACTTTCTACATTAATTTGTAGTGGGTCATTTTCATCAGGTATAAATAATAAATTAAATTTCTTAGCTATTGAACTAAGTATGTCTATCTGTTTTATATTTTTGTCTACGACCTGTCCAAAATCTACATAATCATTTTCATTTATTCCTATTACTTGATTTACTTGACCTGGTAAAAAGGACATAGCTTGACTTGAAATTGGAACTGATGCACTTGAACTTGCATACCTTTGAGTTACACCAAACGTTCTTGTGTAGCCTGTTGTAAGTGGTGGTATTTCAAAATCATAATCATCAAAATCATTAAAAATTGTATTGCGTAAAGTTAATATACCCGTAATTGTGTCACTACAAAATGCTGGTACACCTGAACCTGCACGAACAACATACGCACTCCACGTTCTTGTTGAACCTGATGATGTATATTTCCACCTCAATTCAACACCGTCTGATGTGAATGTTTGTGGTGCTTGTGTTGTGTAAGATAATTTAGTATTGTCGTCACTAAAATATCCATACATATATAATAATTTGAACCACGGTATTTTTTTAAACGAACCACCAATCTTATATCCATTCTGATTGAATATCATTTCAATTAACGAATATACATTCATCGCAGGTTTAAGTTGATTGTCCCTTATTCCATCTTCAGGTGAATTAATCCTATATCTGTCTGCACCAGCAGTATAAGCTGCTGCTGCGTCCGCAAAACTACCTGTTATAGTTGTTGTATATAAAGATGTACCTGTTGTTCCTGTTAATAATACATTATTAAAGCTACCTGATGTAACATAATTGTAACCATTATGCACGACAGGGTACATAAAATTAGATGGAACTACTGATGGGTCTTTTAATGTTTCGTACCTCCACTTACTTAACACATTAGCTTGTGTAAAATAGTGGTTCATATAAAAATCTACATCCCTAAAATTAAGGTCTTTTAATAATTTTGTTCCTACATTACCATATAAATCACCGATGTTTGAGTATAATGTTACGTCATACTCTACCTTGCTATTCAATACAGACACCGAATTTAATTTCATAAAGCCTGTAAAATAACTTTCATCGTCAATCAATACATTACACTGCACTTTTTTTAGCACGTCAAAATATAAACCAATACTATCCACATTAAAAAAATCTTCAAAAAATCTATTGTTCTTTTTTGAACCAGGTAATTTAAGTCCTACCGAATAATCTGAATTTCTTTTACTAATGTCTTCAATTTCTGCGAAGGATTTATTTATTGTAATTGGTATGTCATCATACAAATCTAAAAAATCAAATGTTGGTACTGAATAATCTGTTAGCTGTTCATTAGGAAGAAAATATATACTAAATGTACCACCTGACACTACAGGCGTATTTTGCTGTCTAAAATATAATATGTCACCAGTCAATATGTTAGTGTAGTCCACATTAAATTGTGACCAACTATTAAATACTATTTTTGTAAATGGTTCATCAGCACGTTTAACTACTAATGAAAAATAATTTGAACCTATTGTTGTGCTGAATAATCTGCAGTTCCAAAACATCGTACCAGGACAGTTTGCTTTAATAGCTATATAACCTCCCGATGTTCCAAAAGTTCCCACGTATGGGTCTGTAACTGTACCTGTACCTGTATAACCTGATGCAGCACCTGACGTTTCATCAACTGATGCACTTGTGTTACCTGTTACGGTAATATCTGATGGTTTATTTGTTCTTACTCGTAATACTGTTTGTTGTTGCGACATATGTTAGAAACCTTTATTCACAAAAAAGTTGTTTGCAACCTTCATCGTGATTTTATATTTATTTAATTTTTGGTGCTTCTTAGTAATTGTTTGTACTTCAGTTGATAGTATTTGTACTGGCTGTAAATCCTTGTACACTTTATCTTGTCTATCAATCGGTGAAATATAATCAGGCTTCATAATATATACTTGTGGTGAGTAGAACATTTGTTCTAACCAATTACCAACAGGTACATTTATAAAATCTGTTTCCAATACTATTTCTTGTTCAACATCCGTAGCAAATGTTTTAATGGTTCTACCCATATCCCTATCAGGACTTGTAAGGTTGGTTGCGTAATATCTACTATCATAAGTTTGTCTTGATATTTTTTTGGTGTCTTGTCTATACGCAGTAAATGTGTAGTAGTCATATCCACCTCTATTATTTAAGAACGTTACTCTTACATCTTGTGGAAGACAATTCCCGTTAATGTAAAAATAAAATACTTCACTAATTGGTCCTACTGGTCCTACTGCTGTGCGTGATGCACTATTAGTTGGAAACCCGTAACACAATTGAACTGTATAATAAGCTACTGTTGAAAAATCTATTGTAGCATATATGTTGTTAATATCAACAGGTCCGCAGGGTAAAGAAAATACAGATAGAGTGTCTGTAAATCCTGTTGGTGATGCGTATGTTGTACCACTCCAATTCAAGGGTTGTGAAAAGAAATTTATGCGTTCGTTATTTTCATTATAAAATTGGAAGAAAGCAAAATCCGTTTCAGTAAATTGTCTGTCCCCTGTTAAACCGTTCAAGTAATATAATACGTAATTTTCTTGTGTTTGTATAGTTTGGATGCGTGGTGCATCAGTTAAAAATCTACCTGTTTCTGATTGCTGTGGAACTGTTGGTCCGTCCATTAAGAACTGACTGATTGGTGCTAAGTTTAAATTATTATCTATTGTAGCAAAATAATTGCTATTCAATTCTGCAACCTGTCCAACTGTTTGGTCAAAGTTTGGCATTATATAATTTTCTTCCAATTGGAATGTACCACCAATTAAATCAAAATACTTTCCTGTATTAACATACTGACCGAAATTATCGTATATCGTAGGACAACCTGGTATTGGTGACCAGTGTTCAAAATCGTTTGTAGGTGTTGAACCTGTCCATTCTGTTACTAATGTGGTACCACTCAAATATCTATAACCGTATTTAAAATTAGCTGTAATATTATTTGGAAATGGATTGTTGATATTGATTTGATTGTTAGTTTGTTCCCAATCACTTAACCAATAAAATCTGTAATGTTCTGTATTAATGTAATTGGATAGATAGTCATAAGGTCTTACATTAAAGCTATAGCTATACACCGCACCATTTTGTGATATATTAAATGGTACTACTGCCATACTACCAACTTTACTATCGTCAGCATACAAGTCAACAACCATTTCTAATGAAGGGACATATGTTGAACCTGTTAGGTTTATGTTATATGTATTGCCACGCTGATAAATCATATCCGCAGACCTTCTTATTTGGGAGTAACTATTAATTGTTGTACCAGTTTGTACTGATGAATATCCAAACGCCATATTAATTTGTTTTTGTTTCTATAAAAATATAGTTTATTTTATCTATAAATTGTTCAAAAGTATATTGACCTAACGCATCCATAAACTTAGTGTTGTCTACCAACTGTTCAAATAGTTTATCTTCTATATCTGCTGGTGCAATACCGAACTTCTTTATGTTCTTTTGTATAGCGAACGCCATACCTTTTTGAAGGTCTATATTAAACCTTACATTTTTTTCTTTTATCCAATCTAACAACACTTTCATCGGTAAAGGTTTCTGTCCTTTCTTTACTCTTGACCTGTTGATAATATACGCAGTAGAAACTTGTGATTGTAGTGCATTATACTTATTTACACTTCTATCTGTTGCAGCTATTCCTCTACTACCCATCCATTCTAATATCGCATCAATAGGTACGCCTTTCTTTCCTGCTGCACGTCCTGACTGAACCCACTGGAAATAGTCATTAGCAAAAAATTCAAATATGATATTACCTTTTACACTTGTAGGTACTACCATAATAGATGCACGTAAAGAACCTGAGGCAACCTTGTTACCAAACTTTCCTTCACGACCATAAGGATATAACTTTTCAGTTAATAATCCTTTTAGTACTTCATCCATTATGTTAGCTACAGTTTCTATATCCATTATTCACTTGTTACTATATATAAAATCCATTCTTTATTATCTTCATCCCAATCATATATATTACCATCAGTCGGGTAAGGTATTGGTGCTTCCCACACACAACTGTCTTCGTTTAAAGTCCAACTGTTGTAAGGTTGTTCTATTCTAAATGCATCCCTTTCCCTGTCGTATATCATTCCAACACCTGCATAATTTTTTCTTAATGGTGTTCCACCTAATATATGAACACCTCCTTGTGTATTGTAAGATGTTTGTACCCATTCACCTTCTATTGTGTCTATAAAATCTTGTTCTGCAACAATTACATCTACCACTTTATCATTTTCTATTTTTGCGTAATGTGACATATTATTTATGAATTATATAATGAACTACTTAAAAAAGTGTGAACTGTAAAAGAACCACTTGTAGTTACTATTCCTCCTGTTCCAACTTGTGAACCAGGATATTTTATTATTACTATTCCACTACCGCCTGTTCTTCCTGCGACATTAGTTCCGTTCCCGTGACCACCTGCACCACCGCCTGTGTTGATTGTACCATTTGTACCTAATCCACCATTAACTCCACCATTACCTCCACCACCTGGTCCACCTAATGCAGCAGTTGCAGTTCCTCCACCGCCACCGCCACCACCTGCGTAAAATGTTCCATAAAATAAACTACCTGAACCACCAGGTCCACCTTGTGATGCTGTTACACCACCTCTAACACCATTTTGTCCTGCACCACCGCCACCGCCACCATTTGATAAACCTGTTGCAGAACCTGTTGCACCATTATAACCTTGTATAATTGGAAAGTTTGTTGGAGTATTTCCTAATCCAGCGAAACCACCATTTCTTGTACTTCCCCTATGTTCGCCACCACCTGCACCACCATTCAATCCTTGTGTACCTGTTCCTGCTAAACCACCACCACCTGCACCTCCACCTGCTGTCATAATTTGACCAAACGCACTATTACCTCCATTAAAACCTTTTTGACTTACTGCACCACCTGCACCTCCTGCACCAACAGTTACTCCGTATGCTGAACCTGAAATTACATACGTAAAATCATTTCTAAATCCACCACCACCTGCACCACCTGCACCATTTGTTGACCCACCACCTCCACCTGCTACAATAAGATATTCAACTTGATAAGAACCTGCGGGATAAAACGAACCTGTGTCAGGTATTTCCCAAAAACTAATTGGAGTATAATTCATTAGATTAAGTTTTTAACGTTATTCATATATAAATTAGAACCATCAACTGATATTAAAGTTACAATATCAACTACACCTGAACCTGTTGTTGCAGTATAGAATGAACCTGATGGTTGTTTTATGTTATTACTAAATGTTACTGTTCCTGTTCCTCCATTAGACACAACAAGATTTACTGTTTGACCTGGTATAATATTAGACGCAGACACAAAAGTATTTACACCTGTTGGTAATGTTAATGTATAAAAGTTACCATTAGTTAAATTTAATGATGCTGTATTAGTTGCAATTGATAATGCATTTACTACACCATAAACAGAACCTGATATTTTTAATGAACCTGTAATATTATTACTTGCTGCATCAAACGATAATGAACCTGTGATAATTGTTGAACCTTGTGTAATTATTGAACCAGTTATAGTTGTTGAACCTTGAAAAGTATTAGAACCTGTAATAGTTGTTGCACCTCTTAAAGTATTTGAACCTGATAATGCAATAGTACCACTTGCAACTAACGTACCTAAAGTAGCAATAAGTAAAGAACCTGTAACTCTTGTAATACCATCTAATGTATTAGAACCTGTAATTTGATTTACACCTCTTAATATATTTGAACCTGATGCACCGAATGAACCTGTACTACTTAATACAGAACCACTTACTCTTAAACTACCTGTAATTGATTGTGTTGTTGCTATTGAACCTGTTGTTATTAATCCATTTCTATCACCACTAACAGGAACACCATTAACAAGGTATTGACCTGTAATATCTATTGAACCTGTTACAACTATATTCCCTGTATATGGACTTGCAAATGAAGTACCACTTGTTCCTGAACTTCCTGATGCACCTGTTGCACCACTCGTACCTGATGAACCATCAGCACCACTTGTGCCTGAACTTCCTGACACACCTGACGTTCCTGATGTACCGTTAGAACCAACTAAACCATCAGCACCACTTGTACCACTTGTACCTGAACTACCTGCTACGCCTGATGTACCTGAACTACCATTAGAACCCGATGTACCACTACTACCATTAATTCCACTCGTACCTGATGAACCATCCGTACCACTTGTACCTGCTGTACCACTTGAACCGTTACTACCTGATGTTCCACTCGTTCCATCAGCACCACTTGTTCCATTACTTCCACTTGAACCTGATGTTCCTGAACTACCATCACTTCCTGAACTGCCACTTGTTCCACTGCTGCCATCACTTCCTGATGTACCTGAACTACCATTACTTCCTGACGTACCACTTGTACCTGAAGAACCGTCACTACCTGAAGTACCTGACGTTCCACTTGACCCATCACTTCCATTTGAACCTGACGTTCCTGACGTACCGTTAATACCCGATGTTCCTGAGGTACCACTTGTACCTGATGGTAATTGTCCTATTATTAAAAGTATATTATCGTTATTATTAAACTCAAATGTTGATTGTACTAATGTAACAGGGAATGTCCAATAACTATTTGGTGCAACTTCTACACCTGTTCCTACTACCCACTTTTGATATTGTGTTGAATTAGCTGATGATTGTAAAATGATTGTTGTTCCTGATGGTATTAAACCTAAGAACACATCAATATCATATCCGTCTTTATCTAAGTGTGATATATTAATTTGTGTTGAACCTGATTGTGTTGCGTTATTCCATAAGATGTATGTGTTACCAGGGTTTCCTGAATATTGATTTGTATTTGCTTTATAGTCAAATATAACATTTGATTGTCCATCAATACCTGATGTTCCACTCGTGCCTGATGTACCTGTTGAACCACTACTACCTGAGGTACCACTACTACCATTACTTCCACTCGTTCCTGAAGAACCTGCAACACCACTTGTTCCTGATGTTCCTGCATTACCTGTTCTACTAAACATTACTGAAAGTGAATTATCATTTTGTGGTAATTGACCTTCTACATA